ATTGGCGTTGACCGAGGTGGCCTAGGCGGCGATGGCCTAGGCGGCGATGGAGAAGGTGGCGATGGATAAGGTGGCGATGGCTTTATTGTCTTAGGTAGCGTTGTACGAGGCGGCGATGGCTTTATTGGCGTTTGTGGCAATGGCTTTGTCTTGCTTCCATACAACTTTTCATTAAGTTTGTAAAGTTCGGCCATATCTTCGGGCGTGGCATTTGGTTTTGGTGTACTCATGATTTTTCCTTTACCAGTTAGGACAGTTCCAGCGCTTTAACGATGCTTTAGCGCGTGGCGCGTCGCCTTTTGCGTGCTCAACAACACCACTCATGCGTGCGCAAAAAGAATCTTTTCTTGAGCCACCCTTGGGTTGTGGGGCCTTCAGATTGGATCCAGTTTCACGATTGTATTTGTCGCGCCCTTTTTGGGTAAGCCCCGCACCTTGCTTGGTTGAAAGTTTCTCACCTCGACCAACAGCAAGGCTTGGGCCGCCTTCTTTCATTTTGGCTGTCTTAGCTGACTCAACAAAGTCTTTGCGAGTTGGAGCACCTTTGCTACCAACTTTGCGCATTTTCTCGCCTGATCCATCAGCAATTCTTTCGCGTTTTGCATTAATGTTTGCATAAAGTCCCCTTTTGGCCATGATTTTTCCTTAAGCTTGTGACTCTTTCCAAGACAAACGCGCCAGCAAGTTCAACGAGCCAGCAGTGGTATTTGTAGCCGCAATGTACAAAATATCAGGGCCGTCAGGAAACACGTTTGCACGCGAGTTTGGAACAGTGTTCACCAAACCACCGCCCAATATTGAGTTACCTAAATCGCGCACCTGTGACAAATCAAGCGATGTTTCACCGTTGGTGTTGGTGTACGCGGCGGCGGCTGATTCTCCACCCGTAATCGTTGCGGTGTTGAGTGTGTTCAAAGCAACTTGAGCCAGCGAAGATGAGACTTGCGAACCAATTGTGGGAGAAACAAATGAGCCTGAAAAGTTAGTTGTAAAGGCGTTCAATGTCAATTGAATCAAAAACGGCCCGCTGGTAATTAAACCAAGAGAAACGGGCTGTAATTGCATGTGGTTCACAATTTCCTTGTTGCCAAATGTTCCAGTTTGACCGCTGTCAACCGATGGGGCTATGCGTAAAGCAAGAATAGGCACGGTTGCGCCACCGGGGATGGAAATGGTTGCAAAAGAACCAAAGTTAAAAATCAGTGATTTATCATCATCGAATCTTCCATCCATGATCACCGAAGAGCCCCAATGGCTCAACGCAACAGCGGTATCAGGGGAGACGTATTCAACTGAACAAATTGCCGTTGAGCTAAAGGTAAAGCTTTGGTTGGTCAGTGAAGCGCCTGTTTGCGCTCTTCCGCTGATCACAAATGTTGTAGGCGTTAAAAGCGAATATGTCATAACTTCCGCTGAGCCGCCGTTACCAGCTTGTTGAACGCGAATGCTTCCGCTTGGGGGGAAGCCCGCAGTGCTTAAAACAGACAAGCTTGACCCAACAATTTGAGTGTTGTCATAGGTTGCGGTGATTTGCGTGTCAGGCAACAAGCCATCAACCTCATAGTGGGCAGGCAAGTTTCCTGACCGCATGTAGGCTTGATACTCTGTGTTGTTGTGAACGTAACCATAGACGTAAGTAATTGCGCCACCAGTGGCTCTAAAGCCAAACCTAGCAACGCCAGCACCGTACCAAGAAAAATCAAGGTACCACATCTGCATGCGGGTTATGTCAAGGTTGTAGCCTGATTGACCAGTTCCATTGCATGGATCCCACCACCCTGACTGAGGAACCCTTGTATCAATTGTTCTTGAAACAACAAAGCCACCAACAGTAGATCCTACGTAGGTTGCTCCACGGTATTCAGGTGAGATATACAACTGTGTATCGCTTGCAATATTTAAAACACGGTACGATTGACCGCGAATGACAATATAGTCTCGCGTGTTGAGTTGAGTTGCAAATGCGGTTCCCAGTCCCGTGACTAAGCCACTGCCTTGGGTTACTTGAACAGTGCCCTGCAACTGGGTTGTGCTTGACCTACGCACACAAAATAGCGTTCTTCCATCATATTCAAAGAACAAACCATTTTGCAAATCAAAAATGCCAACGCGGTTTACGCTTCCATACCATTGAAAAGGATTTAATCGAAATTCTGTCAGGGTGGTTGCTGTTGCCGCTGATGGGGTTGTAGTAGCACGATATGTCATCGTGTTTATTGTGGGCGTTGTGAGAATTGTAAAAGTGCCGTTGTATTCAGCCTGAACCGCATTGGCCACTTTAATAATTGTGCCAACAGCAAGATTGTGAGCCTGTACAGTTGCGGTTGTAATGAGGGTTCCGCTTGACGTCATGGTGCTAACTTGCACCACTGGGGCCATGGATGATCCAGTTGAAAACTGGATTGCCTTGCCTGACTGGTAGCGGAAGTATCGGCGTGTTTGACGAATGATTTGCGCGTTTGGCACGTTTGCACCAGCGGTAAATGAAACACCACCATCAAATGGGCGTGGTATCACATTGCCAGCGGGACGAGCAAATATGTTTGTGTTTCCAACGGTATTGACAATTGCCACCGTTGGCGCTGTGATTGCCGTGTATGAAAACGTGTTGTTTGTCGGCGCAGTGGTGAGGACAAACGCGCCATTTGGAGCAGGCGTGCCGCCAGTTAAGCCAGTAACATAAATTTGGCTATTCGCGCTCATGCCATGTGGGTCAACGGTTGTAACGGTAATGGTTGTGCCTGAAAAAGTAAAAGCCGATGCGGCTAATTTAAAACCACCGTTGCTGTAAAACTGACCTGCATACGCATAGGTGTTTGCTGGGTTGAAATAGTTTGTGCCAGTTGCCACTTGCCCTGCGGCGCGGTACGTAAAGCTTACGCCACTTGAAAATGATTCTATGTAATACCAACCGTTGAGTAAAACATTCAAAGCATCTTGAATGTATATTGGCTGAGCAACCGCTAAGTTTGTTGCGGTTGTAAAGACAGTAATCAATGAGCGTGGTGATGCGTTATCGGATGTAATACCTGTTGCCGCAACAATTGGAACTGGCACCTGAGCGTCATAGTACATGCTCTGCCGATTGTTTTGCATTTGGATTGTTTCCCACTTTGTTGGCTGTACGCCATATTCAAAGTCGGTATCAATTAAAGATTGGGGTGCTGATATGCGTAGCTTGTCAACGCCATCATATGCGTGTGAACGAGCGGCGTTTTCAACGTCGCCTTGGATATTTCCACGGGTATCGGGATACGGTTGAGCAACTTGTACAGACATAATTCACCTCTAAAAAAGCAAGGGCCGAAGCCCTTGCAGGTTTTAACACTTCAGTTTTGGCGTCTTTTGAGGACTGTTCATGGTCTCAGGATACTTTAAATTAGTGTCAGCCTTGCTTGCTTTTACCGCAGGAGCATTTTGGGCTTTGTTAATTTTCACCAAGCTTTTGTTTTCTACGCCGCCGCCATCTTTTAATCCGCGTCGTTTCCTGTCGGCGGCTTGCCTTTCCAATAGCATTTGCGTCTCAGCAATTACTTTAGGACTCATAGTTCGGTTGCTAGGGCCCATGGTTTGCATGGCTCTAGCAATAATGCCGTTTCCTGTTGAAGCGGATTGCTTGGGCATGTTTTGCATTGCTTGCGTGGCTCTAGCAATAACGCCGCCACCCGTTGGCGCACGAGCAGGGTTTTTACCCGCCGCTACCGCTCGGGTCAATATGCCGCCACCAAGCATCTTGGGCACCTTGCCGCCATCTTTGTAGCTAGGGCGCTTGCCCTTGCTGGCAAAGAAATCCCTTGTAGCTTGTGAGCTACCGATGGGCGCAGTGCGAATTGTTTGGGCAGGCTTTTGACCCATTCGTCCACCCATAGCCATCTTTTCTACTTCACCGCCATTTTTGTAGGTGCCGCTGAAGTTTTGCTGGCGCTTGGGTGCTGGAATAGGCTTGTTGCCCTCTTGCATCGCGACGGGCTTGCCTGTGTTAACAGTTCCCCCCGTCGCGTAAGCTTTTTTTGAGGTTTTGCCCCCCTTTTTGTAGCCTCCAGCATTGGACATAGGAACGCCACCAGTTGCGTAACCGCCCATCATCATGGCCTTGCCGCCTTTTTTCATGGGCATATTGGGCCTTGGCATATCAATAGCCTGTGGCCGTGGTGTACGGTTTGGCATATTAGGCTTTGGCATATCAATAGCTTGTGGCAGTGGTGTGCGGGGTTTATTGCCGCCACGACGATCGGGGTCATTGTGCATGGAAGACAGGTCAATTGTCTGTGGTCTAGGTCTATTGCCGCCACGACGATCGGGGTCATTATCATCATTAATAAGTAGAGGTTTGGTGGTGCGAGGTTTAGGTCTATTGCCGCCATCAGGGTCGGTATTAATAAGTGGAAGGCGAGGTCTAGGTCTATTGCCGCCACCACGGTCGGGGTCATTAAGACCCGCTATCTGTAACTTCACTTTTTCCATTAATGGATTAGTACGTATAGCTCCGGGATTCGGATCTTTCCGATTCAGTTCTTCCGCTGTTAGGGGTCGTTGACCAATACCACCCATCGCCATTTTTTTGGGTTTGCCGCCTTTTTTGTAGCCACCAGCGTTACTCATGGCAACACCACCAGTTGCAAAACCGTTGTTGCCCCTTTTCTTGTCAGTCGACATCACAACTGTTTTGACAGAACCGCCATAGGCGTAACCTTTGGGGTTGTTCTTTGCCGTGCGCATGGCTGTCTGCACATACTCACCAACACCACGATTAGCGGTAGGTGGCTTTGCATTTGCAGGGGTAGACATAGGACTGTGGCTTACTGAACCGCCGTCAGCGTAGGTTTGACCGCCCTTTTTAAGGGACAGCTTGGTGCCTTTGCCGCCTTTGTGCTCTTGCATGTCGTGCTGTTTGAAAGCCTTTTTGACCATGGCTTTGTCTTGAGACTTGTCGGCAGAGCCACCCTTTTTCATGGGGGGCATCATGGGAGGCATCATTGACATTTCTTTGGGCATACGAGGCTTCTTGGCGGGCTTCTTGGCCGCCATTGCCTTTTTGCGTGCAGACATTGAGGGCTTGCCGGGGCTCTTGACAAGCGCATTAACCGCAGGGCGGCCAACAAACGCTGGAGTCATTCCCAACATTGACATTGCGCCGCCACCAGCCATCTTCTTAAACTTGGATTCAGCCGCGTCAGCTTTTGCTACCTTGCCACCCTTTTTGAGCTTCAGCATAACTGAAGGCTCGTTGGTGGTCATCTTGACCATTGGTTTAAATTGAGCCATTTCAGCCTCCCCTTAGACAGATAAGTTTTGGTTTACACCAAGCGCACCCAAGCGGGTAGCGTTGGGGCCGCAGGCAATAGCAGGAACAGCTATTGACATAACCAAACGCTTGATACCGTCAGTTGCGGACGCAGGCGTGTAAGTACCACGCACGTCACCAGTTGTGGTCGTAGCGGTTGCTTGGTCAGCGTTGACAAAGGTGCCTGCCGCATCAGCCAACGTGTTGTTGTACCCAATGTGCTGGATGTAACCAAAGTCAGTTACGCGGATAGGACAGCCTAAAACATCGCTTGTGCCCACGGTTACGGCTGTAGCTGAGCCCGAAATTGAAGCGCTGATGATTTGAAAAAATGCTTTTTTACCAGTCACGGGAGTTGCGGCAACAGACACCGTAATAACTTCGCTCATTGCCTGACCGTAAATGTCATACCCTGTGACCGTAATTGCGCGGGCAGTGGTAGAGGTATTTATTGTCAGTGCGCGTGGCACGTCTAGCTGAATAGCAGGAACGCCGTCTTGGCGAACGATGTATCGGCCACCTAACAAACTTGTTGCCAATAACGTCAAGTTACCAGCCGCCGCAGGTGCAGAAGAAGCAACAATGTTTGCCGAGTTCAATACAACAGGAACGGTGTCCCAAATGTAAACACGGCCAAGGGGGCCAACACCCAAATCCATTTGCGATGGATCAGGCAAGTAGTCTTCAAGACCACCAACCATGGTTGTTGTGGTGGCAGTAGCTGAGTTGTTGACGTTGTAAGTACCAATGCCGCCAAGGCCTGTGCCAAAAGAGGTGATGAAAGTTCCAGCGGTGACGCTAGTACCGTTAATGAACATACCAACTTGAAGTGGCACGCCATTGAGAACAGCGGTAACTGTCAATACGGTTGTTGCTTGCGATGCGGTAAATGTCGCTACGTTTTGTTGGCGAGTAACGCCCATGAACGTCTGCGCAGTACCGAGAAATAGGTCGTCTGAAAATTGTGGCATTTTGTCTTCTCCTTGAAAAGCTTGACAAGATATTAAAAAAAAGGGAGGAGCTTTTGACCCCCCCCCTGCTTGGCGTTTACTGTTAGACGCCGGGTGTGCCGTACATGGCACGCCAGTCAGTGAAGCCAACGTCGTAACGCTCTGTCGCCTTGTAGCGCATAGAGTCAGTCTCGAAGTCGCCTTCCATGGTTTTTTCCAGCTTACGGCGCATCAAAAGCTTCATGCCTTCAGGCGCGTCGGTCTGAACCCACCATGCGGTGCTGGAGGTCAAACGTGACAGCACTGCCGCGCCTTCGTCCAAGAGGCCGATTGCTTTGACAGGGTTGATGTCGTTGTTTGCTGTACCAGTACGCAGAACAGATTTCAACAGCACTTCGGCTTGGAAGATGTTGCCGGGGGCGACCACCAATTGGCGGGGCACCAAACGAATCTTCTTGCCGT